ACATCTTGCACCCCGATGACTGGGAAGACATCGAACTGACCAAGACCACGGACGGCGCCTATGTCTTCGCCAATCCGCTCGGCCTCGCGGGACCGACCCTCTGGGGCCGTCCGGTGATCGCGACCGCGGCTCAGACCCCCGGCGAGTTCACGCTGGGCGCCTTCAACCTGGCAGCGCAAATCTTCGACCGCGAAGACATCGCGGTCGAGATCGCCACCCAGAACGAAGACGACTTCGTCCACAACATCGTCACCATCCGTGGCGAAGAGCGTCTGGCCCTCGCCATCCACCGGCCGGAAGCGATCATCGACGGCGCGTTCCCGCAGGCCTAACCCGCCTGTAAACATCGTGCTAAGGAATGGGGCGGCTCTTTCGGGGGCCGCCCTTTTTCTATGGAGACGACGCTATGGCGGCAAAGACCGTGCGAGTTCGCCTGAACCGGACCATGAAGCCCATCGACGGCGAGAAGCGGTTCGCGGGATATGAGACCACGTTGCCGGTGACGCTGGCCGAGCAATGGGCGCGTAATGGCCGGATCAGCATTCTGGCCCCAAAGGTCAAGGCTGGTGCAGCGGACCCTACGAAGGCGCCCCCGAGTGGTTCCCCCGCTGGGCAGGGCGCTGCGTCGTCGTCGTCGCGTCCGGCCCGTCCGCCTCGGAAGCCCCGCTCGACCTGATAGCTGGCGCTGGGGCGGCCTGTGTCGTGGTCAACGCCTCGCACCGGCTGGTTCCCGGCGCCGACCTGCTCTATGCGGCGGATGAGGCGTTCTGGGTGCAGGACGCCCAGGCCCGCGCCTTCCCCGGCCTGAAGGTGACGCAGAGCGAGAAGGCAGCGCGGCGGTTCGGTCTGCACCGCGTGAAGCTGGACCCGGTCGGGCGGTCGATGCGCTTTGACCGTCTTGGCGAGATCGGCGCTGGCGGGAACAGTGGGTTTCAGGCGGTGAACCTGGCGGCCCAAGCCGGCGCCGCGCGCATCGTTCTGGTCGGCTTCGACCTGTCGCTGGCCCGTGGGGTCCACTGGCATGGGAAACACCCGCCCGGCCTCAACAACCCCAGCGCCGTCAATATGGCCCGCTGGCGCGAGGATCTGGACGCCTCGGCCGTCATGCTGGCCGGGCTGGGCGTTGACGTTCTGAACGCTTCGCCGCATTCATCGCTGACGGCGTTCGAGAAGCGCCCCTTGGAGGCCTGCCTGTGAACTATACCCGCACCGCCGTGTCGCCCGCCCTCCCGATCCCGCTGGAAAAGGTCAAGGAGCGGCTTCAGATCGAAGACGGCGATATGGATCAAGCCGGCATCGACGCCCAGAACGATGCGGTGGAAGCCGCGCTGCTCTCGGCCGTGGAGTTTGTCGAGAAGCAGACCCACCTCACCCTTCGCCCCACCACCTTCCGGGTCGATATGCGGGACTGGTGTATCTCGCATGACTGCGGGTGCGCGGGTGATCGTTACCGCTGGTCGGACTGCTCTCCGGCGCTGCTGGAGCGCGTCCCGTTCCGCGACATCGTCAGCATCGAGTATCTGGGCCAAGGCGAGATTACGCGGCAAGACCTCGACCCGGACGACTATCGCGCCCAGCGCCTGCCGACCGGCGGCCTTATCCATCTGAACGAGGATGTGCGCCTTCCCGGCCTGGGCCGGGCCTTCGACGCCGTCCAGATCACGTTCCGCGCGGGCTACGACAGCCCCGAGGAGACCGGGAACGGTGACGACCCGGAACTGGCCCTTCCGGCCGCCCTGGCGAACGCTCTGGTGCTGTTGACAGGCTACTGGTTCAACAACAGGGACGCGGTCGGAACGGAGCGGGTCTATCAACTGGAGCTTGGTGCGGAATCGCTGATGACGGCGTTCCGGCTTTACAAATAGCCGGGCGCCGCATACACCCCCGCCCATGACCTGCCGCCGGACCTCGCTCAGTCGATCCTAACGCCTTCCGTGTTTCGGATGGTGGCGAGCAATGGCGCTCAAGCAGTCTTGAAAACTGTGCCAACCGCAAGGTTGAGGGTTCGATTCCTTCACCATCCGCCAACGGATCGTTGGCCGAGAGGAAAGGCAGCGGGTTGCTAACCCGTAGCACCGAGAGGTGTCGTGGGTTCGATCCCCACACGATCCGCCAACCTTGATGTTTACATTTCCGCGCTGACGGTGTTTACATCGGCCTTCACCGATAAATGAGGGCTGAAAATGCACATTCTGAAAATGGTCTCGCGTCATGGGTGAGGTCACAGCAATTGAGTGGTGCGACCATACTTGGAACCCGTGGATCGGCTGTACGAAGGTCAGCCCCGCGTGCGACAACTGCTATGCGGAAAACCTGATGGACACTCGCTATGGTCGGGTTACGTGGGGCGCTGGCGAGGACCGCAGCCGCACCGCGCCGTCGAACTGGAAACAACCGCACCGCTGGAACCGTGAGGCCGAGAAGGCAGGGACGCGGCCTTTTGTGTTCTGCGCCTCGCTGGCCGACGTTTTCGACAATGAAGTGGACGAACTGTGGCGCAGGGATGCGATGAAGGTCTGGGCCGACACGCCGAACCTGATTTGGCTCCCGCTGACGAAGCGCATCGGGAATGCCGTCCGCCTTGTTGACCGTGTCGGCGCAGCATGGCCAGAGAACGCGGCCATCGGCGCCACCTTCGCCAATCAAGACGAATGGGATCGCGACGGCTGGAAACTGGAGGATGCCAAGGATCGGCTTGGCGCGCTGTTCTCTTTCGGCCCGTGGTGCTGGGTCAGCATATCCCCGACTGGGTCATCGTCGGCGGCGAAAGCGGTTCGAACGCCCGCCCGATGGACCTTGCGTGGCCTCGCGCGATGCACGTTGAGACGGTGGCGGCGGGCAAGGTTTTCAACTTCAAACAGGTCGGTGGACGGACGGCAGATAAGGGCGGTCACACGCTCGATGGCCGCACCTATTTTAACCGCCCCGAAATCGCAAAGGTCGCCGCCTGATGGCCCGCCCCCTCTACATCGTCGGCATGGGCGGCCTTGGCGACTGCATCCACCAGCGCAGCATCGTTCGGGCCTATCTGGCGAAGGGCCGGGAGGTCTGGCTCGAAACGCCTTGGCCGCAGATCTATCACGACCTAGCCGGGCCGCGCCTCAAGCTGGTGGACAAGGGATCGAGCCTGCGGACCCAGGCCAAGAACGCCCGCGCCAACCGCGCCGCCTTCACCCGTCAGCGGCCCCCGGCGTCCATCGACGTGCTGCGCCAGAACTACCCACCGGCCGTCGTGCGGTCTGAGGGCTCGGTTCTGGGCGCCATGTCGAAGGTGGCGGGCGTCCCGGTCGGAGATTTCCGCCTGCCGATCCCGAAGGCGTGGCGAGAAAAGGCCGATGCCTGGATCAGCCGCTGGAAGCCCGACAAGCCCCTGATGATCTACCGGCCGCTGGTCGAGCGCACCGAGTGGGGCGGGTGCGCGGCGAGGAACCCTGACCATCGCTCCTATCTGGAGCTTTTCATGCAGGCACAGGAGCATTTCTTCGTTGTGTCGGTAGCTGATCTTGTGCCCGGCAAAGAATGGACCGTTGCCGATCTGGCTGGGTGGGAGCCCGGCGCCACCTGTCACTCTGGTGAACTGGACTTCGAGACCCTGGCCGCCCTCACTGAGATGGCCGCGCTGGTCTTCACGTCGCCGGGGTTCGCGGCGGTGCTGGGTCAGGCAGTCGGGACGCCCACGGTGGTGGTCTCGGGCGGCTATGAGGACGGGACGTCGTTCTCTGCCGGCGCAGCCCTGACGCCGACGCTGGCGATCGCGCCGATCAACGCCTGCAACTGCTTCCGGCACGATCACGACTGCCCGAAGGAGATCGATATGCCCAAGGCGCTGGCCAAGTTGTCCGATTTCACCGGACATCTGAATCGATCGATCCCCCAGCCCTACGTCCTCGGCGGCCGGTCGAAGGTCCGCCCGAACATCGAGGTCACGCCAGACAGCGACATCGACCTGTCGGGCCTGCCGAAAGAATACATGAACCCCGGCGAGCTTGAGACGCTCATCACGCTGGTGCGCTCGGTCAAGCCCAAGGTCATGATCGAGGTGGGCTGCAACAGCGGGCGGACGGCGAAGGCCATCCTCCGCAATGTGCCCAGCCTTGAGCGATATGTCGGCATCGACGTGCCCCCGTCCTATGAGTTTGCCAAGTCGGTACAGCGCCGTGAGGTCCCGGCCCGGCCCGGCGAGTTGGCGCTGGATGACCCCCGATTCATGCTGGTGCTGGCACGGCGCGGGACGTTCGACTTGAGGCCCGAAGACCTCCCATTCCCAGATGTGGTCTTCATCGACGGAGACCACGGCGAGGAGGCGGTGCGCGGCGATCACGATCTGGCCCTGCGGATGTTCTGCGAGGCAGGTGGCATCCGTGGTGAAGGAGGCCTGATCATCCACCACGACGACCACGACGAGCCGACCGTGGACGTTCGGCCCACGCTGGACGAGATCAGCGGCCCGGCGGCGCCCATCTCGCACGTCTTGGGGACTTGGCTTGCGGTCCAGAAGGTCGGGGGGTAATCCTCGCAAACGGCCATGCCCGCCGCCGTTGCAAGAGCGGGCGCATTCGGAGCTAGAACCCGATGAGTAAGACTGGCGATAGCGTTGCCGCCGTTCACGATCTTATCCTCACTGCGGCCCGTAGCAGGGCAACCCCCATTGAGGCAATGCAGCTGACGCAAGCGGCCCTCAACGCCGCAAACGCCTTGGCCGCCGTGACGCGGATTCCGCCAGACCCGACCCCACCGTCTCAACGGACCTGATAGAGCGCCCCGGTTCACGCCGGGGCGTTTTTCGTTCATGGTGGCCCGGCCAGCACAGGAGAGCCCGGCCCATGTGGATACGCTTCAAAGCCGACGACACCCGCTCAGTCCGCCCCAAGGCGAGCGGCATCGTGACCAGTCGCATCAAATACAAGGCCGGGATGGTCGAGAACGTCCCGAAGGATTACGGCCAGCGGCTGGTTCGCGAGGGCAAGGCCGAGGCGACCGTAAGCCCGAACGCCCCGGTTCAAGTCTGATGGCCCGCCTGCGCCTTCGTAACCGGGCCACTGTCCTGCGGGCCAGCCCGAACCCGGCCGGCGATGGCGCGGGCAACTTTCAAGACGGCTGGGACACCTACATGGGGCCGGTCTCTTGCTCGATTGAGCCGCGCGCCGGCCGTGAGAACCAGCGCGACGGCCAAGAGGCCAGCGCCCAGCAGTTCCATATCCAGTTCAGGGCCACGCGGGTGTCTACCCGCATCGACGGCCGAGACCGGGTCATTGAAAACGGAACGGCTGGCCGAACCTTCAACGTCGTGGCCAACGCCTGGCAACCGGGCCAGGAGATGGTCCGCCTGATCTGCGAGCAAACGCCCGTCGTTTCCCCGGCGGTCGGCTATGAACCGGGCGCCGAGACGGAGCCGCCGCCGACGTTTGAACCCGGCCCCTGATGGCGGTCACATGGAAGCTCACGGACCAGAACAACCGGCCCCAGAAGCGGGCTAAGGATTTCGTGGCCCGCATGAGCCGCATACCGCCCAAGGTGAAGCGGCGCATCTATCAGGCGAACGAGAAGAGCGCCGAAGAACTGGTGGCCATGATGGTGCGGCTGGCCCCGCGCAGCAAAGGTGGCGGAGACCTAGAGCGATCGATCACCTATTACGAGATCACCGAGGCCGTGGGCGGTGGCGTGACATGGCGGGTAGTCGCCGGTAACGAGGGTGCGTTCTACGCGAGATTCGTCGAATTTGGTAACGGGATCGTCCCGCCTCATCCGTTCTTCTATGCGTCTTGGCGTGCTATGCGCCGACTGATCAAGCGCCGGCAGATCGCGGCCTGGCGCAAGGGCATCGAGGAAAGCAAATGACCCGTCTCGCCGCCGATGCCGTCCAGACTGCTGTGTTTGCCGCCCTACAGGGGTCAACGGGACTGACGGCTGTATTCCTCGCTCTGGGCGTCCCGCGCGTCGGTGGGCTTCTCCCGGTCTACAACACCGTGCCCCGTAACCCGTCAGGCGGTGCCCCGACGAAGCCCTATCCGTTCGTGGCCTTCGGTGACGCCCAAGACGTTCCGGCCAGCCCGACGAATGACTGTGACGCCGAGATCGAGACCTTCATCACGCTGGAGGTCTGGGATGACGCTTTGGCGCGGGGTCAGACCGGGGCGAAGCGGCTGGCGGCGGCGGCGGTGGTCGCGGCGGCGCGCATCTTGCCCGTCACCGGCTGGTCGATGACGGTTGCGGGGGTCGAGACTTCAAGGCATCTTCCGATTGCTGACGGCGTCGCCCGTTCTGTGGTAACGCTCCGCTACCTTTTGGACCCGGTCTGACCCGGATAGGAGACTGCGACTATGGCGACTAAGCCGAACTTCCCGGGGCGCAAGCTCCTCATCCGCGTGGGCAACGGCGCTTCGCCTGAAGTCTTCTCGGTCAAATGCTCCTTCAACGGCGACCGGGCGATTTCCTTCTCGTCGTCCTCGACCGATGAAACGGACATCGACTGCGACGATCCCACCGCAGTTGCCTACACCGTCACGGTGGTTGACAGCCTGTCGGTCGAGGTCTCGGGCGGCGGCCGGGTCAAGGCCGATGAAGTTCCGTTCTTTCATGACTGGTGGCAGTCGGGCGAGCCCAAGAACGCCCAGGTGGCCATCGATGCGGTGGATGGTGTCGAGTTCGAGGGCCAACTGCTGCTCTTGAACTGGAGCGTCAACGGCGGCGAGACTGGCAGCGCCACCTCGGACATGACCATGAAGTTCACCGGCCCCGTGACGATGAACGAGAACCCCTAAGATGACCGATTTTCTGTCTGGTCTGACAGACGATGAGCCGCTGGGGGAAACCTCGGCGGCTTTGCCGTTTGACCTGTCCGAGTTGAGCGTGGGAGCCGCGCTTCTGGCCCTGCAAATGGCGATGGGCCGCGACGGCGGAACCCGCAAACAGGAGATGGACGGCTTCCCACTCGGCCCTGATCTCTACAAAGTCCGGTTCGGCATCGGAGAAGCTGAGTTCATCCAAGAACGCCACGACATGGGGCCGCAGTATGCGCTCGACATGGTCGGCGCCGGCCGCTGGACCGTGGGGCTTCTCAGTGACGTGGTCTTCACGGCCCTGGTGGGTGGTGGCCTCGGACCCTCTGAGGCGCGGCGCGCGGTGCAGCGGTGGGTGACGGGGCGGCCTTGGGGCGAAAGCGCACCTCTGGCCCAGGTGCTGCTCCAACTGGGCGTCGTGGGCGTACCGGATGAGCCGCCGGGAAAACAGGAGGGGGAGGCGACCCCGACCAGCCCAACCTCCCCCGAGGCAAGATCAGATTCGCCGCCATCTACGGACACCCAGCCCTAGCAGCACTGACGACGGACCAAATCCGCGCTATGTCGTGGTGGGAGTTCGGCGCCAAGGTCGAAGGGTGGGCCGCATTCCACGCCCCTCAGAAGACCCAAGCGCCGAGCGCGGACGAGTTCGAGGCCGCGCTGGCTCGGGACGAAGAGCGGCTGGCCCGCAGAGGACAATAGACCGATGGCTCAAGAAAAAGACGTTTCCCGCCTGGTTCTTGAGCTATCGGCCGATGTGGCGAAGCTGTCGAGCGGTCTGCAACGTGGACAGCGCATCTCTGAGCAGCGCACCGCTGCTATCGCTCGGGCCTATGACCAGATGGAGAAGCGCACGTCGCGCTCGACCAGCATCATGGGGATGAACATCCAGCGCGTCATCGGTGGCCTGGCTCTCGCAGCGGCGGCCCGTGAAGTTCAGCAATATGCCGACACGTGGACCCGCGCCACGAACCAGTTGTTGGCGGCCGGCAACAGCCAAGAACAGGCTGGCGCCAAGCTGAATGAACTGACGGACATCGCCCTTCGGTCGCGGTCGAGCCTTGAGGGAACCATCACCCTCTATAACCGCCTGATTGCCACCTCTGGCGACTTGGGCGTCAGTCAGCAGCGGGTCGCGCGCGTCGTCGAGACGGTCAACAAGGCTCTGGCCACCTCAAATATGACGGCGGGCGAGCGCCAGTCGGCCATTACCCAGCTTTCTCAAGGCCTCGGCTCCGGTACGCTGGCCGGTGACGAACTGAAGGCGATCCGTGAAAACTCGCAGGCCTTGTCCCAGGCTATCGCGACCGAGTTTGGCGTTTCGATTGGCGAACTGAAGAAGCTTGGCGAGGAGGGCAAGTTGACTTCGGCCAAGGTCTTCGCCGCTCTGGAAAACGCCACGGCCAATGTCGAGACGGCATTTAGCAAGACCCGCGCGACGATTGATGACTCCTTCACTAACCTTCAGACCAAAACGACCCAGTATATCGGTCAGATGGATGCCGCGACGGGCGCCTCTGAGAAGCTGGCGGCGGTGATCGCCTTCACGGCCGACCACATAGACGAGATCGCGACGGCGGCCGGTCTGGCTGCTGTGGTGGTCGGCGCTGGGTATGCCACGGCCATGACCGTCGCGGCGGCCAGAACTGGCATGGCGACCATTTCTCTGATCGCCTACCAAGTCGCGCTGATCCGCCTTCAGGCCCGCCAGACGGGTGCGACGGTGGCCCAGATCGCCCTTAACGCCGCCATGACCGCGAACCCCATTGGGCTGGTGATTGTGGCTGTCGCGGCCCTGGCGGGCGGCCTCTACCTTCTGTCGCAGCGAGCAAGCGAGGCCGAGAAGACTACGGCCAAGATGGACGCCGCGATCTCGGAAGCCGACAAGGCCCTGCGGGACTATGAAGCCGCCGCTCTGAAGGCGCGAGACGCGACCGGCGAGAACGCCAAGGCGGCGCGGGAGGCTGCGGCGGCGAACCGGGAAGAGACCGTCACCATCATCCAAAAGACGCGCGCTCTGGCAAATGAGGCTCTGAGCAAGGCCCAGACCAAGCTTACGGAGAGCCAACAGGCATATCAGGCCGCAATCTCGACGGCGCCTGGCCGAGAGTTCGGAGAGGTGGCTGGACAGTTGGCCCTCGCGGCCTCGGCCCAGAAGCAATATCAAGATGCCAGCGTGGCGGCGGCGTCTGCCGTGCGCGAGCAAATCCGCGTCGAGCAGGAGGCCGAGCGGATTAGACAGGGCATCAACCTGGGCGGAATGGGCGCCCGTCCTGGGGCAGCAGAGGCGCCGAAGGCCGGCAAGGACAAAAAGGATAGCGGCCCGACGCCGGAAGAGTTGGCCGCAACCCGCACGATGCTGGCCCTTGAGGCGCGGCTAAACCTGCTGCGCGCCCAAGGCAGGGAAGCGGACGCCGATCAGGTTCAGGCCCAGATTGACACCATCCGACTGACGAAGGAGCTTACTGACGCCAAGGTGGCGGATGCGGCGGCCGTCGCGAAGGCCCAGATCGACGCCGTTCGCAACGCCGAGGCGATGACGCGCGGTCGCGAGAATGCCTTGGAGCAAACCAAGTTCTTCCTCGACGCGGCGAAAGAGGCTCTGGTCGCCTACAACGAGGAGCAGGACCGCCAGCTTCAGCTTCAGATCGACATCGCGCGTCTCGAAGGAAACGACACTGTCGTGCGGATGCTGGAGCGGGAGTTGCGCCTGCGCCAGGCCATCAACGCCCTTGGGCCGAACGCTCTGCCTGAGCAGGTGGCGACCGTGCGCCGAGACAACACGCGCCTTACCGATTCCGAGGACGCGGCCCGCTACCGCGAGAAGGGGCAGGACATGGCTCAGTCGTTCATCTCGATCATTCGGGCGGACGACATCGGCACCGAGATCGGCAACCGTTTCCGTGAAGCCGCCTTCGACAAGTTGCAAGACGTGATCGGCAATCTGTTCGGTCAGTTGATGCAGGCCGGTGCGGGCGGCGGCGGTTCTGGCGGCTGGATCGGGACGGCGGCGCGTCTGTTCGGCGGCGGCCGGGCGCTGGGCGGCCCGGTCAAGGCCGGTATGACGTACAAGATCAACGAGACCACGCCCCGCAGCGAGTACTTCACGCCGGCCCAGAACGGCTATGTGGGGAATATGCCCAAGGCCAAGGGCCAGCCGGTGCGCCAGAACGTCACCATTCGCCAAGGGGACCTGTATCTGGCAGGTGCAAACGGTGACGCCGTGATATACAGCAACGTGCGCAGGATGATGGACCAGAACAGGCGCCAGACCCTGGCGGACGTAAAGGCAGGCGCTCCGGCTGCCCAGCTTGAACAGCAACTACTCAGGAGCTAAGGGCGCATGGCCGTTCTGACCTTTCCCACTCGGCTCCTTAAGCCCCGGTCGTTCCGCCTCGATATTGTCGGTTCGGTCATCAGCGGCGGCCTGACCCAGAGCGGGCAGCAACAGGTCGTCAACGCGACTGGAGGCGGTCTTTGGTCCCTTCAGATGGAGTTCAACCGCTTCACCACCCCCGAGCAGTTGGATGCGTGGCGCAAAATCCAATATGGCTCTCTGGGCGGCGTGGTGGATGTAAACATTGCCGTGTGTGACGTTCGCCAATCCCCGGTGGTCAAGGGCGCTTTGACGCCCCATAGCGACCTGACTCCATTCAGCGACCAGAGCCTTTATTCGTCGCCCGATTTCAGCGCCGTGCTGGCGGCGGATGCCCCTCTCAGGGCCACGTCAGCGCGGATGATTACGACTCCGCCAGACGCGGAGCCATTCGGGTTCTTCAGCCTGCCCTATGGGGACGGTCTCCACGAACTGCACTTCATCACCTCGGCTGTGGCCGTTGGTGAAGAATGGGCCGTGACCTTCGTTCCGCCGCTGCGGGCGGCTCATGTCGCTGCCGAGGAGGCCACCTTCGGCCATCCCCTTTGCACCATGCGTCTGGCCCAGCAGGACAGCATGAGCATGGCCACAGAGTATGGCCGGTTTGGTACTGGTCAGGCGGCCTTCATTGAGCATATCCCTGGCACTGGCTGGGTTCCTCCCGGCCCCGATCCGGCCTGTGAAACCACGCCGTTTGATTTTGCGGCCTATATTGATGGACTGGTGACATGAGCATCCCGAGCCTTGAAGACGTGCAGGCCGGCTTTGCCGAGACTGCCGCCCTGATCAATCTTCGCCTGAAGATCAGCGACGCGGCGGCGGTGGCCACGTCGGGCGCCTATTCCGACCTGACGGGAAAGCCGACTTTGTTTTCTGGGGCCTATGCTGACCTGACAGGCAAGCCCACCCTGTTCTCAGGCGCTTACGCTGACCTGACGGGAAAGCCGACCATCCCCGTGAAGGCATCGGGCTCTGAGTTCCGAACCGGCACGGATGATGCCAAGTTCCTGACGCCCAAAGCGGTGTTTGACGCTTCCGCCCCGGTCGTTCTGACCGATGCTTCGACGGTTTCGGTTGACCTTGCGACGGGTCAGAACTTCACCCTGACGCTGGGCGGGAACCGCACGCTGGGCGCTCCGACGAACGCCAAGGCTGGACAGAGCGGGGTAATCACGATCACGCAGGACGGGACGGGCACGCGGACGCTGGCCTATGCGTCGGCCTACAAGAAGCCGGGCGGGACGCTGACCCTCTCCACGGCTGCGGCATCGGTGGATGTGCTGTCCTATTACGTCGAGGTCGGCGGCGGGTCCCCTGTGATCCGCATCAATCTTGCCAAGGCGTTCTCCTGATGCTGGCCGCGATTACGCCGGGGTTTTTGACGGTGGTCGGTGATGAAGGCCCTGACAACCTCTATGATTTCAAGAATGGTGTGTACCGCGTCGATGGCGTTTCCTACGCTAACGCTGCTGATGCTGGTCTTACGGGGACCGGGACTTTCGACGCAAACGGATATACTCCGACAGGAACGGACTCCCTTGCGACGACCCTTTCATTGACGGGTGATTTCATAGTCTTTGCAAAGTTTGCGGCTCCATCGACCGGCGCAGATCGTCTTTTATGGAACTATACCAGCGCTGCTAATCTCCAGGTTTATAGAAGCTCGGCAGGTAGCTATCGGACGAATCCAACTACGGCAGACGCAGCATCTGCATCAACTTGTGCCTTTGGCCGTTCGGGTGGAAATCGGGTGACGTGTTGGGACGGAGGCGCGGTATCGACCGGTGCGGCGCTGGCCGCCCAAGCCGCCGCGACATTCAGAATCGGTAACCTACCGGGGGGCGGATTTCCTTGGACGGCTCCCATAGAGATGGTCTCGGTATATAAAAAGACTTTGAATGCCGCACAGATTCAGGCGCTAAACTGAAATGAACCTGAACCCCCTCATCCAAGCCCAGATCGACGGCCGATTGCTCTGCGCCAGCTACGTCCTGCGGATCGACACAGACCCGCCCGTGCGAGCGTGGACTGGGGCCGGGATAATTATGATCGACGCCGAGGCGTACCTCGGCCTCGGCACAATCCCCGACGTTCCGGCCTTCCAGTCGCTGGTCAATGGCGTGGCCTCGCGCCTCGATTTGTCTCTGTCTGGCGTGGATGCGCAGGTGATGTCCCTGGCGAATGGCGACGCCGCTCAGGTCAGGGGGAAAGAGGTCAAGGTCGGCCTGATCTTCCTCGACAATACCTTGCAGCCCATCGGCTCTCCGTTCTGGGTCGGCCCTGACTACGAGGCCGACGTGATCACGACCGAAAGCGTCTCGACCGCCGAGTTCGGCAGGGCGCGAACCGTCACCCTTTCGGTTGGCTCGACCACGACCGGCCGTCGTCGTCCGCTTCTCAACTACTGGACCCGTGCCCAGCAGATCATCCGGTCTGCAACAGACGCCTTCTGCGATCTGGTCTCGCGCTACACGAGCGAGAGCGAAATGAAGTGGCCGCCATGAACCTCGGGGCCTTCCTCGACCGGATGCGGCGGGAGGGCTGGGACTGGGGTGACCGCGACTGCCTGCTCTGGCTGGGGCTTTGGTCGCTTGAGAATACCGGAATCGACGGCGGGGAGCCGTGGCGGGGGCGATATAGGACCGCGCTAGGGTGCGCCAGAGCCCTGAACGCATCGGGTGGCATGGAAGCCTGCATCGAGCGCGGCGCGGCGCTGGCGGGCATGAAGGGTATCGCTACTGATGATACCCTTTGTCCCGGCGCCATCGGGCTGGTGATGGCCGACACCGCCAAAGGCCCGCGCCCAGTCGGCGGTATCTGCACAGGCCCCCGGTGGGCACTCTTGACGGCTTCGGGTATCGTGACGATCAAGGCCGACCCGTTGCGAGCCTGGAGGTTCCCCTAATGCCGGAAGCTATTGCCGTTGCAGCCGCCAAGGCCGCCGAGTTCGTCAGCGCGGCGGTCTATAGCGGACTGACTGCCGTAGGCGTATCGGCGGCAAATGCGGCCTTGATTTCGACCTACGCAGCGTCGATCACGGCGGTGTCGGTCGCGACGCTGGCCTATGTCGGGCCGTCTCTGCTGTTCAGGCCATCTATCCCAGACCCTGAGTTCGCACGCTCGGCACGAAAGCAGGCCATCCCCGACCGGGTCTCTGGCTATGGCCGCGCTCGAGTCGGCGGCGCCTATATGCTCTGGGAGGCTGTCGGGACCTATGCCTATGTCGTGCTGGCCCAGGTCGACGGCCTGTCTGACGGCGTCGAGCAGCTTTACCTAAACGACCAGAAGGAAACGGTGGGCTCTGACGGTTATGTCCAGCAGGGCAGCGACCTGCGCTATGGCGTCAACAGCGACCTTGTGCAGATCGCTTACCGGGACGGTCTTCCGACAGAGACCCGCTATGACCTGATCCCGACCGATGTCTGGCCGGCGAACGCGCGCGGTGACGGCATCGCGTCCCTGATGATGATCGCCAAGTCGTCCAGCAAAGAGCAGTTCCTTCGGGACTATCCTAACGCCTTGCCGATCCCTTCGACGGTGCGGCGCCTGCAACTCTGCTGGGACCCTCGCTTGGGTGCGCGGGGATCGATCGATGATGACGGCGACAAGCTGGCGAGCGCGACGTGGCAATGGACCGACAACCCGATCCTTCAACTTCTCGACTACAAGACCGCCGGTTCTGGCGGCCCGGCGTATCCGATTGGGAAGTTTCTGCCCCGGATTGGCGACTGGATCGAGGCCGCGAACGTCTGTGACGAGTTGGTGGCATTGAAGGGCGGCGGGACCGAGAAGCGTTATCGTGCGGGCGGGACATATCTACACAGCACGGCCGACGCGGACGTGACGGCCACCCTTCTGGCTACCTGCGACGGCTGGCTGGCCCAAGACATCGACGGCAACTTCACGGTGCAGGCCGGCAAATACTATGAGCCGACCGTGACGGTCACGGCCGACCACATCGTGGGCATGAGCGTCATCCACGGCAAGAAAGACGAAGAGGCCACGAACGTGATGGTCGTCTCGTTCACAGACCCGACTTTCGATTTTACTGAGGTCGAGACGGACCCCATGCGCGATGAGGCCAACATCGCCTTGATCGGTGTGGAGAGGGCGCAGCGTCTTTCCCTGCCGTGGGTGCAGTCAAACAGCCAGGCCCAGCGCCTCGGCAAGATCGCGCTCGGAAAGCAGACGCAGCCGATCAGCGGGACCATCACGACCACGCTTGACGGTCTTCGCGCATGGGGCGAGAGGCGCATCAGGATTCAGGCCGACCCCAACGAAAGCGCCGACATGGCGAATATCATCGTGGATATCCTGCCCATCACAATGAGCCCGGATTTCACGGTCTCTATCCCGTTCGTTTCATGCGACCCCAACGGTTACGCATGGAACGCTGACATCGATCAGGGAGATGGCCCTGGCGACGACACGGCGCCATTGCCCCAGCCAGTCGAGCCTCCGGTCATCGTGAACGCATACGATAGCGGGGACGGCCGGATCGCGGTGGACATCGAAACCACGCAGCCGGGCTCCACCTACGTTCTTCGCTGGAGGTTCGCGGTTGATTTTGCATGGCAGATCGGGCCGGCCCAGACAGCCACCTACATTCCCCCGTATGACTACGCCACGACGGGCATTGTTAGCCCCACGAACTATGTCGTTCAGGCGGCTCTTGTGACGGCTTCCGGTGCACAAACGGAATGGTCAATCGGACAGCCTGTGACCATCTCCTAACGGTGTGGTAAGCGGGTCCACCAACCTTAAGAGGCGAGAGAAATGGGCGATATTTCCGAAACTGCGGATCATGTTTACCGGGACAACGAGGGCTTTGTTCCTCACAACCCGGAGAAATCGGAGATTCGCGCTCTGTTCAGGAAGGTTGATGCGGCATCGGACCCTGAGCTTTTTGAGGCACAACGGGATAACTACCCAGTCAATCGCCCCCTGAGGGAGATTCTGGGCATCAGGGACAAGACGCCCCTGCTCAACTGGCGCGGCAAAAAGCTTCTTTGGCTTGGCACGTCCATTCCGCACCAAGGCGCGGGCGTTGACGGATACCCCGAGTTGACCGGAGAGCGCCTTCAGGCAGCGTTCCCTGTCGTCAATAACGCTTGGTCTGGGTCCCACGCCTCCTACGCTGGCGTTGCGGCCTATGCTGCCCTGACGACCGACACCCAGAAGCTGAACCACATATCAGCCCTTTCGATGACCTCGGCTGACGTGGTGGCCGGGCTCGCTCTGTATGGTCCCACCAGCGCCTATTCCGACACATTCAATGCGATCACGCTGGCTTCGCAGCAGACTGCAAACTATCGCATCAAAACTGTCTTCGATGCTGGCGAAGTCGATGTCGTCGTATTCGACCACAACCACAACGAACCGACCGACTTGGGCGATTTGAGCCCCGCGTCTCGAACCGTTACGGCGGTTACTCTTGGAAACCCTACTCTGGTCACGCTGTCGGATGTTTCTGGTCTGGAGGCTGGCGGCGCGCTGGCCCTTCAACTACAGGGCATCCCGAAGCTGGCTTATGCGGCAGGACGCATCCAGTCTATCGCCGGAAACGTCGTGACCCTGAATGTTCCGACGACCGGTTATTCTGGTGCGCTGACCTCGGGTTTAGCCTTCGCGCTCGACCGCGACACGCTCTACGGCGGTTTCGAGTTCTGCCTTCACTACATCTACTGGGCTGCGCTAAACGCGAACCGAAAGCGTCCGATCATCATCCTGTCATCGGCTCCTTCGGAGTTCACAGGTGGGTCGTACGAGCCTCGCATTTATACCATCGCGCGCGGAATCCAGGCGGTCGCGAACAAGTGGGGCCTGTCCATGTTCGACGTGGGCGACGCCATGAAGATCACCGAAGCGACGAATGAGGTTTTCCTTCCCGATACGGTCCACCCGACCACGCGCGGGACACGCGAGGTTTTTGCGGACTTCTGGGCGGAATGGCTGAAAGGCGGTGCGGTCCCTACACTCACCGAAAACGACTACGTGGCACGGGGGATCGGAGACTATCGGAACCAGAGAGAGATCGCCTACAGCGTCTGGTATGGCGGCTCGACGACGCTCGACTTTGTCGTTCTGGACGGCGCCAACATCATAACGGAGAACTTCAACCCGATCTCGGGAAGCTGGGTCACGTCGGGAAGCGCATCTGTCATTACGGCGCCTTGTATCGACGGCCAACTCTGAGTCGTTCATTTTCCGCAACGCCTTGGCGGCCACAACCGCTATTTCGCTCAAGACGACGCTGCATTTCCCCACCCTTCCCACAGCCACCGGCATGAACGTACAGAGTGCGGGTCTTGCCCGTCTCGAAAGCGCGTCAGGCGTATGGTTGTCGGTCAATATCGTGACGACTTCAGCAGGATCATACCTGCAAATCGGCCTGTTCGCTCTGCCAGGCAATGACCCCGCTGGGTATCGCACTCTCGACACTATCACTGGGCTGCTGGCTCCCGGCGCTCCTTACGAGATCGAGTTGGCGTCGATCCAAGAGCGTTCAGGCCAACCCGGCCGCCTGCTGTTCTACGTCAACGGCGTGGATGCTTTCGGCGGTCCGATCCAAACGAACGACCCCACCCAGGTCGGGGCGACCACGCTTGTCCTCGGCATCCAGTCCTCGACCGAGGGAAACATGACCGTCGATTATGGCCCCGTGACCTATGGCTCTCTCACTGTATATGACAACAGAGACCGATACACCGGAACGCTTGATCTAGTCGGCGGGGGCGTTGCTACGGTCGTTCTGGGCAATATCACGAAGAAGGTATAGCCGCTTGCTACTCGCCGCCGCTTGGGGAAACCTGAGCGGCGGCGTTTTGCCGTCCAGGAGACACCCCCATGCCAGACGAAAACGGCCCCGGCGGCCACCCCGTTCCGCCTCCTCCGCCGCCTCCACCACCTCCCCCGCCTGTAGAATCTGAACAGGTAAACTAGATGCTGATCGCATACGGCGCGGCCTGCCTGCTGGTCATCCTTCTGGCGGCCCTGCACCGCCCGGCCGCGCCGTATGCCTTCACGCTGGCGGGCGGCTGGGTCTTGGGCTTTATGCCCTATGATCTGTGGTGGTTGATCAGTCTGGCCGAAGGCGCGGTCTTCTGTAGCTTGCTCCGATGGAACAGCCCGCTTTGGGCTCGGGTCGTGGCTTCCTGTGTGCCGGTGATGCTATTTTGCGATGGCGCCTTCTGGGCGATCAAGGCGCACGGACCGCACCTTTCTGAACCGTATGAAATCGCCCTAAACGTGTTATTCGGGGTGCAGCTGCTTGCGGCGGCATGGCCGGGAGGGGCGAGACTTGTCAGGCTGGGATTGTCTTCTTACCAGCTCTTTAGGGCTTGGATCAGCGGCCTGGGTGGCTTGGGCCATACGGCGCGCGGTCGCCCCGCCTCCCGTCGTTCTTGAGACCAGAGACGAAAGCGACAAAGACCAAATCTCGCCCTATGCGTTGGCTTCTGATAGGTCAGAAACCGAACAGGACGCATCCGCCATGCAGACCGCCCGCCGCCCGGCCTATCGGGACACCAGTTCTCACCGCGTTGGCACCGCTGCCTCGCCTGTAAGGAGTCGAGGAATGGCCGAACGCAGGGCGAGCGGAACAGGGTCCGGGTCGGCGGCATACCAGCGCATGGCCGCCCGCGAGGAAGCCGCCCGCGCCGCGATGAATGACCGTATCGAGGCCAACATTGATCGCGTTCTGTCTGAGCTATCAGAAATCAAGATGGACGTTCGACGCCTCGACCAGAACGGCGCGACTCTGGCGAACCGAATCAGCGACGTGGAGCTTCAGATAATCAACACGCGGGAAGAGGTGCAGCGCAGTTCCGCAGCGCCCCGCCCTAGCCAGGTAGAGAGCGCCAAGCGCGCCATCAGGGACACGGCCAAGAGCCCGGCTGGGGTTGCGGTTGCTCTGGCTCTGTTCGTCACCACGATGGTGACGGCGGGCGACAAGGTCCCGCAGGTGATGCGCTTCACCGAGCGGTTCTGGCACTTCCTCTCTGGCCGTGATGTCGTGGCTGAGCGCCAGGCGCCTGCGCGGACGGCCCAGGTTCCCGAAAAGTAAGGCCCGTGTTATCCGTGCGGCCCTGACAGGAGCCGCAGATGCCCGACACGCCCCCAACCGGCACGCTAGAGCGCATTGTCGTGGCCCTGGGAAACCTCGCCCGCCCCTATGTCCTGTTCGTCTCTGCCACGTCCTCTGCGGTCGCTACCGTCATGGTGGTGGCCAAGGAGATGGACCTCATGGCGGGCGCGGCCTTCGTGGCGGCGAACTGGGGCGGCGTTGGCCTCCTCTACGGCGCCAAGTCGCTTGAAGAAGGCCGGAAGGCCAAGGCAGAGGCCCAGGTCGCCATCGCTCAGAATGCAAACCCCGTTCAACAGGACCCCGCAGAATGACAGTGATTTCAGACGACGCCTTTGTGCGCCTGTTCCAGCAGACGTTCGGTCTTGAGGCTGATGGCTGGGCCGGGACCGACACCGTCGCCAAGCTGCGCGAACTTGAGGGCCTCGCGGGGCTGAAGCCGCCGACCTTGATCCCCGACGAACTGCCCGCTGACTACTGGCCCATGCTGTCGAAGATCGAGAGCAGCGACCAGCCCTATGTTCAAGCCCTGTCTTCGTCGGCTTCGGGCCTCTATCAGTTCATCAAGTCCACATGGATTGGCGAAGGCGGAAAGTGGGGGCCGACGCTGCGGCCGGCGTTCGGTGGTCTTCGCCCCTCCCCCGAGGAGCAACTGGCCCGCGTGAAGACCTTCACGGCCAAGAACGCGGCCTATCTCCGCAGTCACAATATCCCGATCAACCGGGCTTCGCTCTACGCCGCCCATTTCCTCGGCCCGGTGACGGCGGCTGCGGTGATCGGCGCCGACGTGAAGGCGCGGGCCGACCTGATGGCTGGAGAGGCCGCCACAAAGGCGAACGAATCCATTCTTCGGAACAAGACCGTGGGTCAGTTCCTTTCATGGCTCCACAAGAAGACCGGGGAGTGGGCGCGATGAACGGGCTGTTTCTAAAAATCATGGCTGGGATAGTGGTGGGCGCGCTCATCATCGCTCTGGGCATCTCGCTGAAGACCATAGGCCGGCGAAATGCGGAATTGCTTCAGGCGAACCGCGACATCGCGGCGGCAAATCGATCGATCAATGAGCGAGACGCCAAGATTGCGGCTTTCTCATCCGCTGTAGCGGGTCAGGCTGAAGAGGCGGCGATACAATGCGCCCAGCAGGGCGACGTAGGCTTTGCCAGGGGCGTGGAAGTAGGGAGAGCGATATGCGCCGCCAAATAGTCGCCATGGCCCTGTGCGGGCTTCTCTGGGGCTGCGGGACCACGGCCCAGGTCGTCACCACCCCGCCCGATCCCTGCCCGGCCAGCGCGACGGCGGCGCTCGAAACGAAACCAGCCGCCCCGACCCTCACGGATCAGCAGCGGCTGGCGGTCGATGTGGCGGTGCTGGGCGTCCTCGGGGAAGCCCTGTTCGTGGCCAGAGAAGGCGCACAGACGGCGCGCGAGATGTGGGCAGACCGACAGGCCCAGCGAGTTCGCCAGACCCGCCAGTGGTGCATCTCTAGGCCGTAGCGTCTTCCTCGTCTTGCCAAGTAAACCGGCGCAATGAGAGGGGTCTGACGTTTTCGCACCCCTCGTCTTCAAGAACGGTGATGACGGCCGTTTGGCTCATGTCCACCGCCCTGGCGATTACTGCAATCGCCTCCCTTTCCTCGAACATCTCAAGGATACGGGTCCGTTTCCCCTGCGCCAAGCAGCGGTATTTAGGGCGCGTCATCCTTTGCCTCCGTGGCCAGCTTGTGAACAACGATTGCGGCGTTGCAGGTCAGTTCCCTGATCGCCTCTACCGCCTCGGTGACGCCGGGATCGGCCAGCGTGTGATATATCATCCGGGTCATGGACGTGATTGCCCCGATCATCACAGCATTGATGTCCTCAGGCGCCGACAGGTTCTGCATCCTGCTGGTCAGGACCGCCCAGACTGCCGCATCTGTCCCTGCGGCTCGGGCTTCAAATGTCGTCATGAACCAACCCTCAAAGCAATGCCAGCGCAGAGAAGAGAGGTTGTTACACACCAACCCCATTGTTTTCGATGCGCCTGTATTCCTGCCATGACGCAGCCGACCAAGAACAGAGTGATCTCTGGCATCACGCCCCCCTGATTTCGGCCAGGCGGTCCATGACGAACCGCGAGACGCTGGATTGCATGGTTTCGTCAGCCTCGGCCAGCCACGGCGCCCCCTGCGCGAGCGCGTAGAGAGCCTGGATGGCCTCGGGGTCTTCGCTGGCGGTGACGTAGATTTGCAGGAGGTTCGGCGAGGTGGCCGGGTCGAGCTTGGCGCCTTCCTCGTTCCATCGGGCGACGCGGCCCCAGGCCTTGAGGCGGGCGGCGCGCTTGGACTCGGCGTCTGTCTTCCATTCCGGCGCGCGGGCCAGTTCTGTGAGGGCGCGGGAAAGCTCGGGCCAGTCCACGGCCGATCTGGCGGCGGCGTCGAAGATGTCGAAGGCCGATACGGGGGTGGTGCTGGATGTGGTCTTGTCCGCTTCCTTGTCCGCTTCCCCTTCAGTGGTGGTGGGGATTTCAGCGACTTCTTGAGGGTTTTCGGCTGGTGCGCTGTCCGCCGATTTGTCCTTGGCCTTGACCGGCGCGTGCTGGGCATGGATCGGGTGGTCATCAGTCGCCTCGACCACGCCATTCGGCAGGCCATTGAGGTAAACAGCGCGGCGGCCCGATGGATAGACCTCGTCTTCGACCATGAAATATACCGTGTCGGCTGGGGCTGGGCCTTCGTGGACGAACTTGGCAGTATCGATGGTGTCTTCATCGGCGGCGCCATGACCGCCCGTCATGGACGGATGCGATGGGTCGGCGTCTTCGGCGGCCTCCATCGCAGACACCCCTTTTTCAAGGGTCTGGATGTCTTCGGAAACCTGCTGGCTGAGTTCTTCGACTTTGGATTTGGCGGGCCGCCCACGCTTCTTGGGTGCAGGCTCGGGAGCCGGTGATGCCTCGCCAGCTTCTTCCTTGATGTCACGGATGCCAAAGCCCTCAGTGGCCAAGGTCTCGTTCGTCTGGAGCTTGGCCAGCAGGCCGGTTCCCGACTTGGCTGGCGTTTCGACGGGCAACGGTTCGTCGCCCTCGACCGCCTCCCTGATCTGAAGGCCCTTCAATACGTCGGCGGCGCCGTCAGTGAAACAGAAGCCACGGGCTCGCCATTGCAGCATCCGCTTCCAGTTCGTGACCCAAGGCCCTGCCTTGCCCCAGAGTTTGGCCGTCTTGGCGTCCGCGACGCTGAAGGATGCCTCGGCCACGTCGCCATTGTCGGGGCGTGTCAGTTCGCAGAAGGCGGTCAGTTCGTCGCCTTCACCCTCAAACCATTCGCGGACCTTGAAACCGTTGGTGCGGATGACGGCCATCAGGGCGGCTCCGAATAGCGTCGGGCGCCCGTTGATGATCGCGAACGACTGCAGGGACTGGAACGGCGGCAGACCCAGTTCGGCCCCGGCCATGATCGCCACGAAGCACGTCTCGGGCGTCTTGAACCCGTTTGGCGTCATGCCTGACTGCGCTAGCGCGGACGCGATGCGGAAGGCCTGCTCGATGTCCTGCGGGATCAGGGCGCCGACGTTGCCGCCCACGGTCATGGAAGGCCGGGGCTTTTGTTCGGTCGTGGCCAGTTGCTGGTCGGTCATGTGGGTGTTTCCTCGGTTTCAGAAGGGTTTGCGCCGTGACTGGCGAAGTACAGTTCAACGTAGCTCATAGCGTCTTCCTTGGTGTCGTGAAGGCGACGAGAGAGGCCAAGGTATGGGCCATCAACCCAAGCGGCGCCCCACTTTGGTGTCAGGGCATCGTCGCTCGGATAGACGGGCGAAACGATGTAGCGACAGCCGGTCGGGTCGGTTGTTTCCCAGTGGTCGAAGCTCCGCACGTTCGACCACCAGCAGGTGACGCGGGTTCGCTCTAGCTTATCGCCGCCGATCATCAGCCAGCCTCCAGAGCCAGGATTTCAAGCCTGCGTTCGATGGCCTTCACCCGCCAAGGGGTGACGGGGAAATAGGTCGCATCCTGCTGGCCGCCGCCTGGGCCGTGCCACACGCCGCTCTCGCACGCCTTGGCGAAGATCGGCAGGACCGCGCGGATTTGCTGTTCGCCCAGATCGAGGTCGGCGCCGGAAATCTCGACCACGCGGACGCAATGGGGCTTGGCCTTCTCGCTGAAGACGAGGGAGAAGGATTCCATCTCCCGGCCCAGCACGGCGCGGCAAGCCATGCCAACGAGCGCCCCCTGAACGTGCAGGTCATGGTCTGCGATGGCGCGCGAAATACCATCGTCGGTGATGTCCTCAATCGTTTTTAGATCAGCGAAGGCCATGTCGGCGGCCGGGATAGCGTCGGGCCTGACCTTAAGCCACACCCCCGTCTCCTTGTCCTGCCAGACTATGGAATGCTCAATGCGCCCGTTCAGGACGCCGGCACGGATCAGGGGCTCGCGCTTCAGGGCCTCGGCCATACCACGGATGCGGACCAGTTGGGCTGTCGTGACCACATCCAGACCTTGCTCGGCGGCCTCCTTCAGCCACAGGCGGCAGGTCTTGGCGTTGCTGTTCCACGGCTTCTCCCTAGCCTCCTCGTCCCGGTAGGTCTCGGGCCTGACGGCGAAGTGGGCGCGGAAGTCGGCTTCACCCAGCAATAGGTGGTGCGCCGCGCGGCCGAACAGAAGCGGCTCGGTCTGCTTCATGGGCTCTGCGTCGGGGTTCAGATACGACCCTTCGAAATAGTGGGCCGCGCTCTTGCTGAAGATCGTCCTGACGCCGCTCGATGAAAGGCTGGGCCGAACGCAAAGGTCGCCGTGATAGGTCTCCATCGGAATCCCCCGATATACGCCCGGCTGGCTGATCTTCCGTCCGTTGAAGGCTCGAACCATCATCGCTTTGGCTCCTGTTTCGTCTGGTGCATGGCGTTTCCTTTAGGACCACATGAGGTCGTCGTCGTCGCGACGGGTGGGGAAGAAGCGGAAGGCCGGCAGGCTTTCCGAAACGGGCAGAGGCTTGGCGATCTCCCGCAAATGGTGTCGTGCGAGCCGCAGGAAATCGGCCCGCGTCATCGGCGGCCAAATAGCCATGTGCTGGCGGCGCTCCGTCTCGCTGTCGGTCAGGACCCACACGCCAGCGCCTTCATAGAAGGGGTTCGAGAGGAAGCGCGCGGTGATCATTTCAGCCTTCTAGGTGGTGGGTGCGTCGGGATCGGTCAGAGCCAGGCCACCAGCGCGATGGCCACGACCAGGCAGGCGGCGGCGGCGATCAGGTCGGAGACGTGCCACGACACGGCGGCGCGGCGGCTCTCGAACGTCGGGCAGGCGTCCAGAACTGCGTCGGCGCGGTGGTCGGGGATCAGGGGCGGGGCTTCCATCAGGCCAGCCGTTTCGTCAGCGCGTCGGCATAGGCGGGCTTTCCGCTCTTGGCGCGGCGAGCGTTCATCATCGGCGTGAAGCGGTCTCCGCAATGCGAGCAGCGATCCGTTGCCGGGGTGGAGCGGAAGCCTTCGGGATCGACCACGACAACGTCCATGTGCTGATAGGTGCGGCGGCTGTTGCGGATGATTGTTCCATCATGCCTAACGCCCTGGACGGCACAAGCTGCGGTGCCATTTTTGCCTTGCTTTAAGTGAACCTTCGTCATGGTCTTCAGCCTTTCCGTTGCCGGGGTTTCCGCTCCCGGTGATGCAATGTAAACATCATCCGAGCAGCAATGTAAACATCTAAATCGCCCGGCAATATGGCGGTTGTGTCGCCCCCGGTAAAATGTAAACATCAGCCATGCGGACGGGCTGACCGCACCAAATCCAGATCAGCCGATACCTATGGAGCCAGAACATGGCCGAGACCCTGGGGGCCGACAAGAAGGCCCCGAAGAAACCCGCCAAGCCCGCCAAAGCGGCTGACAACGTCGTGCAGATGAAGCCGAACAGCACCACCGTCGCGACCGGCGAGCCCATCCCGAATGCGCCCCCCGAGGAACAACTGCGCAAGACGCTCCTCAATGGCGTGGCCGACCTGCGCGACTATGACGACAAGATCGCCACGGCCATGTCGAAGGTCAAAGCCCTGCGCGGCGACCGCAAGGCTGTCGTGGCCAAGATGGGCGCGGCCGGCCTGCCCGCTTCGCTGATCAAGGAGGCGATGGAAGACGCGGACAACACCCGCACCGACATGGCCGAGAAGGAGAAGGCCCGCGACTTCATTCGCGACACCTTCGGCCTGGCCCGCGCCGACTATCTCAACGCCTTCGATGGAATGCCGACCGGCGCCGTGGAAGAGGTGGACTGGGAAGCGCGCGGCTATACGGCTGGCGTCATGGGCGCCGATGGTTCGCCACCGACCGAATGCCCCGCTGGCGCCTGTTCGCAAGCGTGGCTCAAGGGCCATGCTCGGGTCATGGAAGCCCGCGCCCTGGCTATGGCGCCCAAATCGGGGAAAAAGGCCCCGAAATCGGATGAAAAGCCCGCTACGACTGAAGTTGAACGAGGCGCCGAACATCCCCTGATCCTGACGGAAGCCGACTTCGAGCCCGACACGGCGCTGGAAGAGGCCAGCACCCAAACCCTGGTTGGCGGCTATACGGATCACATCGCCAGCTATGACCGCGTGCTGGTCCGCTTCGGAAACCGCCAGCGTCTGCTCAAGGATGTCGGATACCTTGACGATGGCTCCGACGAGGCCGGCGTTTCTGAGATCGAGGACGTGGCCACCGAGGCCGCTGCTTCGTTCGAGTGAGCGCCGCCGATGTTCTGGGCTTTCGGACTTGGTTCCGAAATCGCCTTGACCGGGAAGACACCGAGACCCTGAACGGTCGCGTGCGTCGCACCCTGGCCGGTTGGAGGAGCAATCCCCCAGCCGGCACGTCGGCCGCCTTCTTCGATGAGATGATGGCTGATCTCGACAAGCATATGGACACGGCAAAGCCCGAGGCTGCGCCCAAGCCCTCTGACGTGGATGTGTTCTTATGAGCCGCGTGGAACGCATAGGCGATGCAACCCTGTATCTTGGCGACTGTAGGGAAATCCTGCAATCGCTCGGGCAGGTTGATGCTGTCGTGACCGACCCGCCCTATGGTATCGGCAAGGATGGCCAAAAGCGCACGACTGGCGGCAACGGCGGGCGCAAGGCGTATGACTTCAAGGGCTGGGACATTGAGCGCCCAGACCCACCCCTGCTGGTCAAGGTAGCCAAGTTCGCGCCTGTCTGCGTTATGTGGGGCGGGAACTACTTTGCCGACCTGTTGCCCCCGACTGGGAAGTGGCTGGTCTGGGATAAGGGACAGCGAATCAATCAGTCGGACGGCGAACTGGCGTGGACCAGCCTGCCCGGCGCGCTCCGCATATTCACTTTGAACCGGGTTGAACTGATGACGGACGGCGCAGAGCATCCGACGCAGAAGCCCGTCCGATTGATGGAATGGACACTAGAGCAGATCAAGGCGACCGGAACCGTCCTAGACCCGTTTATGGGTTCAGGGACAACGGGTGTGGCCTGCATCCGTCGCCAGTGCAGTTTCGTTGGGATTGAGCGCGACCCCGAATATTTCGACACCGCCTGCCGACGCATTGAGGAAGCGGTTCGCCAGCCGAACCTTTTTGCCGAGGCCGCCGCGCCGCCTAAGCCCGTTCAGGACTCGTTCCTGTGACCAGCCCTGTTGGGATGGGCTTCGACCTCGCAACGCAGGTCGGCTGGTGCGCTGGTGACGGATCGCGCCTGCCGGTGGTGGACAGCTTCAAGATGCCTGCCACTGGTCAGGACGTGGGCCGCTATCTGCTAGAGGC